TACTACGACTTCCAAGAGCGCGGGTTCTACTGGGCAAACAATGTTGTCCACGGCCCTGTGCCTGTGACCGTGAAGGTTGATCCCATGCCGCTATATGCAGCACCAGTGACCAAGGTGGAGCCGGTGGAGCAGACACGCAGCCAAAAGTTGACCGCCGCTGGATTTACACGCAGGAAAAAAGGGTTCGGCAAGGAAGAAGATGACGAACACCGCTGCGGTGGCTCCGGATGTGATGGAAACTGCTGTGTGCCGGTGACCAAGGTGGAGCTTGTGGCGTGGGAATTCAGATACAAAGAATCGAACAAGTACACCGCGAACTATGGTGAGTGGGGCGAGTGGGAGCGTCTTGTTCCGCGCAATCCATTGGAAACAATAGAAGGCCGCGTAGCTGAAATGCGTCGGTACATAGCTGATGGGTACAACTATGAACTTCGCGCTCTCTACACCCACCCAGCACTAACAGCCAAAGGTTCATTCGCATCGCACACAGCGGAAGGGCAAGGCACGCTACACGCAGCAAACCTAAGACAAGCCAACCGAATCGCGGAACAGGACGCTGTGCTGCGGATGGCGCTTGACGTGCTTGAGGACAACAGGGACTGTGTGGACGAACGAAGTGCGCCACAGTACATGGAAGCACGGTACGACCCAACCATCGCCGCTATCAAGGAGCAACTGAAATGAAACTCAAATACTTTTTCCCGCCGCTTGTGTTCATCCTGTCGTGGGCGTTCTGCACACTGATCTACTGGGCCGGTGGTAATGACTTTGAACGTGGCGGAGCGTTGCAGGGGTACTTGGTGTACTCCATGCTGGTGTCTATCGCTATGACTGTTCCTGTGGTTGGGATGGTGCTGACATGAAAGTCAACTGCATGATCTTCTGCAAGCTGATCAAGCTGCTGCACGAGGGCACGCGCTCCTGCAAGGAGCTGGCCGACGAGACGGGGCTGCATGTGCTGACCGTGTACCAGTACACCAAAGAGATGCACCGCCAAGGCCTTGTCCACATCGCCCTGTGGGAAATGAACGACTACGGACGCCCGCAGATCAAGATTTATATGTGGGGGCCGGGCAAGGACGCCAAGCGGGCGACTATCTCACGCGCTGAGACATCGCGCCGGTACAAAGAGCGCAAGAAACTGATGGCCGTCGTCAACTCAATGGTGACCGCATGAGGTGCCCCGAGTGCAACGCGCCAGCTAACGTGTTAGAGACACGGGACTCACCCAACGGACGAACCCGGCGTCGGTACGAATGTTTCAACTACCACAGGTTTACTACCTATGAGCAACCCGCCAAAGAAAGACAAACCAAACTTCGCCGCGTGGAGTCACACCAACCTAGCGAACTTCGCCAGTGACGCGTACGACAGACTGCAAGAGCAGGAGTTCGCGCTTGAACAGATACGCCTTGACCTCAAGGACGCGATGAAGCTGGTGCGCCAGCAATTTAACAAGGACGACTGGAAATGAAAATCGCAACACTGGACTTCGAGACATTCTGGAGTCAAGACCACAGCCTGACCAAGATGCTGCCGCTGTCTTACGTCATGCACCCCGAGACGGAAATCATCTCCTGCTCCATCAAGATGGACGACGCCGACACGGACGTTTATTTCGGCGAGGCGCGAGTGCGGAGCGCACTGGAACAGATCGACTGGTCTGACGCTATGGCACTGGGCCACAACATGTCGGCCTTCGACGCAATGATTCTGGCGTGGCGCTTCGGCATCCGCCCCAAGATGTGGGGCTGCACACTGGCAATGGCCCGGCCCATTCACGCGATCACCGTGGGCAACTCGCTGGCTAAGCTGGTGCAGCACTACGCGCTGGGTGTGAAGGACAACGCCGCGCTGCTCAACACCAAGGGCAAGCACTTGAAGGACTTCACGACCGACGAGCTGCGCGACATGGCCCGCTACAACAAGGCCGACACCGATCAGTGCTATGCCCTGTTCAAGAAGCTGAAGCCCCACTACACCGCTGCCGAGATGTGGCAGATCGACGCGACCATCCGCATGCTGACCGAGCCTGCGTTCAACGTGGACACCGAGCTGCTGCGAGACGCACTGGTCAAGGAGCGCAACCGCAAGACGACCGCACTACTGCAACTGGCAGAGCTGCTGGACATGGACATCGACGGCGACACCAGCAAGGTCGAAGACGAGGTGCGCGTGCAACTCCTGTCTGCTGCCAAGTTCAGCGACATATTGACCCAGCGCAACGTGCCCATCCCGATGAAGCCCAGCCCCACCAACCCTGACAAGGAGGTGCCCGCGCTTGCGAAGACCGACCAAGAGTTCCTCGACTTGCAGGAGAGCGACGACACCGTGGTAGCTGCTGCCGCCCGAGCCCGCCTTGCTGTGAAGTCCACACTGCTGGAGACGCGCATCGAAGCGTTCCTCGAAGCCAGTGCAGCAACTCAGGGGCGACTGCCTGTGACGCTCAACTACTGCGGAGCCACGACCACCGGGCGCTGGAGCGGCTGGGCATACAACCCCCAGAACCTGCCGCGTGTTAGTGGCAAGCTGTCTGACGCACTGCGCAACTGCATGGTGGCCCCCGCCGGGCACGACGTTGTTGTGGCTGACCTTTCTGGCATCGAGTTGCGGGTCAATATGTTTCTGTGGAAAGTCCCGTATGCGATGGAGCTGTTCAAGGCGCCGCCCGACAAAGCTGACCTGTACCGCTACTTCGCAGCGCACGACCTGTACAACATCGAGGAGTCAGAAGTCAGTAAGGTTCAGCGTCAGGTGGGCAAGGTCGCTCACCTTGGACTGGGCTTCGGTGCTGGCGGTGCTACGTTCCAGAAGGTTGCCAAGATGATGGGCGGCGTGGACATGACGCTCGACGAGGCCAAGGACGTGGTGTTCAAGTACCGCGACGCGCACGTTGAGATCGCCCGAGGCTGGCGCACCTGCCACGACTCGCTCATGGACATCTACGAAGGCAACGAGCGGGCTATCGACCCGTGGGGTCTGTGCATAACCTGTGAGCACGGCATCCGCCTACCAAGCGGGCGCATCATCCGCTACCCCAAGCTGCACATGGAGTCCGATACCAAGGGCAACAACGAGTGGTGGTACGGCGAGGGGCGTCACCGAGCACGCATTTATGCCGGGAAGGTTACAGAAAACATGGTTCAGGCACTGGCGCGGGACGCGATGGCGGACTACACGCTTCAGTTCTTCATGGAGACTGGCTACCGCCCTGCCCTGCTGGTTCATGACGAGTGGGTCGGCGTGCTGCGGGACTCCAAGGCGCAAGACGGGCTGGACACCTTGCAGAAGATCATGCGTACCCCGCTCAAGTGGTGGCCCGAGCTGGTGACGTGGTCGGAAGGTGACATCGCGCCCAGTTATGGTGCGGCCAAGTGACCTCTGATCCGCACGCTTTGTAAAGATGTGCCCTCATTCGTACATTCCCACTGGAAAGTGAAGGATAAAGGTGTAAAGTAATATACGAGCTAACGGAGTAGTCAATGGATGAACAAACCAAAGCAGACCTGATAACAGCAGCCAACCTGCTGATCAAAGCACCTAACGCGCACAGTCTATTTCAGACCATGCTGGACACAGCACCACTGATGGCCCGGCACAAGGAGTTGCGCCTGACCGGGGATGCTGCGGCGCTCAATCCGCTGGCGCTACTCAAGGTAGCTCAACCCGATGTGTACGACGGGGTCATCGAGCTGGTGGAGCGCAAGCGAGCCGAGGCCGGGTACGAACCACTGGAGACGGCACAGGACGACAAGTTCGACAAGTCAGCCTACATGCAACTGTTCATGGAGCAGAAGCGACTGCGCCAGCGCAGGGCGGCGGACGTCGAGAACTTACAGCGTGCTGACCGGGACAAACTGGTGGGCCGGGCCCGACTCGACTTCATGCAGCGACAGTCAGCTCTCTGGAAGACAGAGCGAGACGCGTTCCTACAACGAGCCCGAGAAGCTGCGGCACCGAGGCGACTGAAGAAGGACGACATCGCGCTGGTACTGGAGACGTTCTGGAAGAAGGTTGACGAGCGGCTCGACGCACTGGAAGACGCAGCCCGTAGTGGTAGACACAGCGGCAGCAGAGGTGCTGCATCGCTGGCGGAACTCGAAGCAGTTCTGCGCCACGATCCTTACAAATAAAAAAAAACGCCCCGCCGGTTAAGGCGAGGCGAATCCCAACTAACAAAGGATGACCGGGAGAAACCAAACAACCGATCACGAATAGTCTATCACACCTCGGGTCGGTGCTAACACGTTAACGAAATACCGTGCGATATGGCACAATAACCCCATGACAAAAGGAATCCTACCGTGGTCTTACAGCAGCTTGACTGCCTTCGAGACATGCCCACGACGCTTCAAGCTAACCCGCATCACCAAAGAAGTGGTGGAGGCGCAGACTGAGGCCACACTGCATGGCAACGAAGTGCACAAGGCACTGGAGAACCACCTCAACGGTGACAAGCACCTGCCAGACAAGTACGCGGACTATCTGCCTCTGGTGGAGCGCGTTAAAGCCACGCCCGGCAAGCGGTTAGTCGAGTACAAGTTCGCACTAACGCAGTCGTTCAAGCCCACCACGTTCTTCGCAAAGGATGCTTGGGTGCGCGGAGTGATCGACGTTGGTGTGGTGCAGCCGACGCACGCCATCGTGCTGGACTGGAAGACGGGCAAGCCCAAGGACGACCACGACCAGCTCAAGTTGTTCGCAGCTACTGCGTTCGCCACTCACCCGTTCGTTGAGACGGTGAAGACAGGCTACGTCTGGCTGGCGCACAACAAGATCGACTCGAAAGAATTTACCAAGGACGACGTCGCTGGAATCTGGCAGGAGTTCCTGCCCAGAGTGACGAGACTGACTAAGGCAGCAGAGAAGGACAACTTCCCGCCGAAGCCATCGGGGCTGTGCACCAAGTGGTGCCCGGTGACCAAAGATCAATGTGAGTTTTCAGGAAGGATTAAGTGATGTTTCCACTAGCATCCATGACACACGAGGAGCTGATTTTGTTTTTGCAGACACGCGGCAACATGACCGATGCCGAAGCCACGCTGCTGGATCGCCTGATCATGGCGATGGATGAGGTCGAAGCCCTGTCCAAGCAGGTGCGCGATCAGTCTGACTTGTTGCTGAGCTGCTGATCATGGGCATGACACCAGAAGGCAAGGTCAAGGCCGCAGTCAAGAAGTACCTCAAGGAGCGTGCAGTCTGGTACTGCATGCCGATGGGCACGGGCTTCGGCTCGTCCGGGGTGCCTGACTTCCTGTGCTGCAAGAACGGTCTCTTTATCGCCATCGAGACCAAGGCACCGGGCAAGCGCGGCAACACGTCGGTGTTGCAACGCCAACAGATCGACAGCATCCACTTGGCAGGCGGCATCGCAGTCGTCATTGACGACGTTGAACAACTCAGAGGAATCGTATGACAGCAAGATCAAGACAGGTCGGCGGCGCTCACTACGCCAAGCACAGCATCCAGCCGTGGGATGCAATGGAGCAGTGGATGTCCAACGAAGAGTTCGCGGGCTTCCTGCGCGGCAACGCGATCAAGTACCTCGCACGCTGCAAAGACAAGGGCGGCGTCGAGGATGTGAAGAAGGCCCAGCACTACATCGAGAAGCTGCTGGAAATTTTAGGCTAACTACTAGGAGCTGCCATGCCATCGTCACCGGGTTACAAACGAGACTACAAACAGGAATGGTCTTCCGCCAAGAAGCGCGGCGAGGACACTGACAACGCGATGCGCCACCGCGCTCGCTACAAGCTGGAGAAGGAAGGCAAGGTCAAGCCCAACGACGGCAAAGACGTAGGCCACCTGACCGCTGTGAAGCGCGGAGGAACCAACTCCGACAGCAACTTGCAGGTTCAGAGTGCTGCTGCCAACCGCAGCTTCGCTCGCAACAAGGACGGCTCCATGAAGTCTGAGACGTCCAAGAAGGAACGCAAATGACCAAGACCGAGATCGCGCTGCTGGCGGTGTACCGCATGCCCGCCGTGCGGCTTGATGACATCTGCGAGAAGTACCTGAACATGACACCGAGGCACGCCAACGAGCGTGCGGCCATGAACATGCTGGGCATCCCGACGTTCCGCATTGGGGTGTCGCGCAAGGCCCCGCGCATGGTGCACATCGAGGACTTGGCGCGGTTCATCGACGCCAGTGCAGCCACTGCAAAGCAGGACTGGGAAACTTCGCAGGTGTGACACCAGTGCGCCAACACGGCGCTAGCCCGCATTAAACTTAACAATCCGTCCAATCCATCATCGGGGCAACACTTACACGATGTAAGTCTGAAATGGATGTTTCACGAGGTGTTCCACGGTCAGTTGGCTTACACATTGTTAGTTTTAATCCGGTATATTGCGCTATACTTTGTGACGGTAATTGTGACGATCCCAACTTGTCACACCGCTTGTCACACAGGAGAACCACATGGCAGTAATACGAGAAAGAGCAGGCAACTATCAGGCCATCGTCCGGGTCAAAGTGGACGGCCACCTGTACAAGGAAGCCCGCACGTTCCGCACGGAGCGACTCGCCAAGGACTGGGCCAGCCGACTGGAAGCTGACCTCAAGGTCAATGGCGTTGCGCAACGCGTGAAGGGTAACACCACACTGGGCAGCTTGCTCTTGATGTACCTCGAAGCGCTCAACGCAGTCAAGCCGGTGCGCCGTCAGATGTCATGGGAAATCAACCGCCTTGCAGAGGAGTTCAAAGATGACAAACTCACATCCATATCTTCCAAGCGACTGGTCAACTTCGGGGTCAAGCGAGCCCAAGCCGGAGCCGCAGGAGCCACAGTCCTCCACGACCTCGCAACAGTACGAGCGTGCCTCGGCGCAGCAAAACCAATGTTCGGAATCGCTGTTAATGCAGAGAGCGCAGAAGCTGCAATTGCAGCTCTACAACGCGTTGGAGCAGCCGCTCGAAGTAAGAGCCGCGAAAGACGCCCAACAAGCGAAGAACTGCTGGCCCTACACCGAGAGTTCGAGCGCATATCATCCCACCCCAGCACCCGCATCCCGATGGCAACGATTCTCAAAGTGGCTATCGCGTTTCCGCGCAGGCTGGGCGAGCTGATGGACATGCGCTGGGAGGACTTCACTGGCGACCAGATCATCCTGCGAGACACCAAGCACCCGGTGGCCCCGCGCACGGAGACAGTACCAGTGCCTGAAGACGCTGCCTCAATTTTTGAGTCACTGCCCAAGATCGACGAGCGCATGCTGCCGTACAACCCGGAGTCGGTGAGCGCGTCGTTCGAGCGGGCATGCAAGCGGCTGAGCATCGAGGACTTGCGGTTTCATGATCTGCGCCACGAAGGCATCACCCGGCTGTTCGACGCGGGGCTGAGCATTCAGGAAGTCTCCATGATCTCCGGGCACAAGAGCTGGGGCATGCTCAAGCGTTACACGCACCTTGCCCCCAAGGCCATAGCTGATAAGCTGCGCGGCACGTCGCGGCTCAACGAATGGAGGGACACCCTCTAATGCTAGTCATCAAGGAACACAAGAAGCTGCTGCTCAACCTCAACGACCCGGACAGGGTGACCACCGTCATCCCCACAGCCAAGGCGGTCGAGGTCAAGGGGCACACACTGGTGTCGGTTCCCCACCGCATGGAGGAGGTGCGCGTGCTGCGCAACATGGGGTTCGACGCCCCGGCTCCGATGGGCAGCTACTACGACTGGCCGGGCATGTACAAGCCGTTCATCCATCAGAAGGTGACGGCGGAGTTTCTGACCATGAACCCCAAGTCGTTCTGCCTCAACGGCATGGGCAGCGGCAAGACCATGAGCGTGCTCTGGGCGTTCGACTACCTGAAGAAACTCGGGATGGTCAACCGCATGCTGGTGCTGGGCCCGCTGTCCACACTGGAGCGCACATGGGGCGACGAGATATTCAAGCACTTCCCCGAGCTGACATTCACCGTGCTGCACGGGACACGCGAGAAGCGGCACAAGCTGCTGGCTAACGACTTCGACATCTACATCATCAACCACGACGGCATCAAGTCCAAGGAGACGGTGCAGTTGCTGCGCGAGCGCGAAGGACTCGACGTGATCTGCGTGGACGAGGTGGCGAGTTTCCGCAACGCATCGACCGACCGCTGGAAGTCGCTGTGGGCCATCTGCAAGGACAAGGACTGGGTCTGGGGCCTTACCGGCACGCCGACCCCCAACGCACCAACCGACGCATGGGCGCAAGTCAGGCTGATCTCCCCGACCCGAGTGCCCAAGTATTTCGGCGTGTTCCGCGAGCAGGTCATGCGCCCGCTATCCAAGTTCAAGTGGACCCCCCGCGAGGGATCGCTGGAAGTGGTACGGCAGGCCATGCAGCCGTCGGTGCGGTTCTCCCGTGAGGAGTGCATCGACTTGCCGCCGACAACGCTCATGACCCGGCAGACGGAGCTGACGCCAGAGCAGCGCACTGCGTACTACCAGATGCTGACCAAGATGAAGGTGGACTTCGCTGACGGGCAGGTGACTGCTGTGAACGAAGCGGCGAAGCTGACCAAACTCTTACAGATTGTCTGCGGTACGGCGTACACACAGGACGGCGAGGTGAGCATCCCCAGCCAGCACCGCATCAATCTGGTCAAGGAGATCATCGAAGAAGCCGGGGCCAAGGTCATCGTGTTCGTTCCCTTCACCGGGGCGCTCAACGCGGTGGCCGAGGAGATCGCCAAGGACTTCAGCGTGGAGCTGATCCACGGCGGTGTTAGCAAGACCGAGCGTGACCGCATCTTCGGAGCGTTCCAGAAGACCAAGGAGCCGAGGGTGTTAGTCGCCAACGCTGCGGCCATGAGCCACGGGCTGACACTCACGGCGGCTAACACGATAGTATGGTTCGCACCCATCAACTCGCTGGAGATTTACGAGCAGGCCAACGCCCGCATCGTGCGCCCCGGCCAGAAAATGAACACCCTGATCGTCAACATCGAAGGCTCCGACTTGGAGCGCAAGATGTACGCCCGGCTCCAGCACAAGGGCAAGATGCAGGGACTGCTGCTGGAACTTCTGAAAGGAGAAAGTGAGTGAAAGTTGTCACCCTAAATCGAAAATTTATTTCCGCCGCAGCGAAGTTAGTCTGTTAGTTATGATATACTACATATCCCAACCAAGGAGAAACCAACCATGATCGACCAGATCGTTGAAAAATACATCGCACTGCGCGACCAGAAAGCGCAGTTCAAGGCAGAGTACGAAGCCAAGGTCGCCGAGATCGAGCAAGCGCTGGATCGCATCGAGCGCCACCTGCTGGAGAAGATGCAGGAGCAGGGCCTGAAGTCAATGCCCACTGCTGCCGGAACCGCCTACATCCAACACCGCACCGCCGCCACCGTGGCCGACTGGGACTCCCTGCTGGGGTTCATCCGCCAGAACGAAGCGTGGACGATGCTGGAGAAACGTGTTAGCAAGTCAGCCGTGGAAGAGTACAAGGCGGCTAACGACGAGATGCCCCCCGGCATCAACTGGAACGAATCCATTGTTGTCAACGTAAAAAGGAGTTAACATCATCGCCCCAACTAAAGGAAACCAAATGCCCAATCCTCCCATGACCCCGGAGGCAAGGCGGGAGCTGTTAGACCACCTGACACGCGCCTGCGTCCTCTGGACTGAAGATGTAATGAAGGGCTACTTCGACGACCCCCGCGACACCATGTCGCAACAGATGGTTCTGGAGGCATACGCCGGGGCCATCACCACAATAGCTAACCGGCTACCCAACCGCAAAGCAGTCCTGAAAACTTTTCTGATCGAACTCCAAGACCTCGTTAACAAGGAACCAAAATGAGCGCAATCATCCCCTTCGACGGCTCCGCCAAGCTGCCCGCCTACCTCTCCAAGCCCAACCCCCTGCTCGCCGAAATCAACCGCGACGTGGTGGGCGCTGGCCCCGCGTTTACCGTGCTCTCCATCAAGGGCAAGGTGTTCACGCTGGTTCGCGGCAGCGAGAAGAAAGTCCTGACCCGCGAGATCGACGGTGAGGAAGAAGCAGTGCAGTCGCTGCAAGTGACCGTGGTGCGGGCCAACACCAAGAGCCGCGTGTTCTACGCCAAGGCCTACACCGAGGGCGAGAGCGATGGCTCCAAGCCCACCTGCTTCAGCCACGACGGCGTTGCACCCGACCCCTCTGCTTCGGACAAGCAGTGCAAGACCTGCCAAGGTTGCCCACAGAACGTCTGGGGCGTCAAGGACGGCAAGGGCACCGCATGCTCGGTCAACACCCGACTGGCTATGGTTGACCCCAACAACATGGGTGAGCCGTTCCTGCTGCGCGTCCCGGCAGCATCCCGTGCTGGCTACGCCGAAGTGTGCAAGGCAGCGGCAGCTCGCAACATCCCGTACAACGCGATGGTCCTGCGTATGTCCTTCGACAAGGAAGCCCCGGCTCCCAAGCTGGTGTTCAAGATCGCAGGCCTGCTGGACGACGCGACCTACGAGAAGGTGAGCGCCCTGTACGAAGACGACCTGACCAAGGGTATCGTCGGTGTGCACGAAGCCGCCCCCGCGCTGGCTGCCCCCGAGGTAGACACGTCCGAGCTGGACGCAGCGATTGCCGCCAAGGCAGCAGTGAAATCCGCCAAGGCCACCACGCCCAAGGCACCCGAGGTTTCCGCAGCGGACCTCGACGACGTGGTTGAGAAGCCCAAGAAGGCCGAGAAGCCCAAGGCTGAGCCTAAAGCCCCCGCAGGCCTGATGTCCGAACTGGACGCGCTGCTGGGCAACAAGGACGACTGACCCCCGATACGTCCAGCGCAAGCTGGAGCCGGAACCGTAACCGGCTTTTTCCCACTCAGGAGTTTCCAGATGATCGACTTTTCGGTGCCCATTAAAGCCGGGCTCACACAAACCGAACTAGCCAAGGTGTTAGGTGTTAGCCGAGTGACGCTCAATATGTGGCTGCACGGCAAGATGAAACCGCACCGGCTGCACGCCAAGGACATCGAGAGCCGCATGGAGCTGGTCATGCGTGCCATCAACCTCAATCTGATCCCCCCGAAACCGCGACGTGGCTCGCGTGATGCTGCCATAGCGGTCGCTGTGGAGAAGGCGAACATCCGCCCACTGGGCGAGCTGTTGACTGAAGCGTAATTTTTTCTTGTCGGGGGACAGATGCTAGATACATTCTTCGGGGACGTGCTCCCCGCCACAGGCTTCTTTGCTCTGTGGGACAAAACAACAAAGCAACACCAGTGGTTCGGCTCACAAGACGAGCTGCTGCAACACACCCAAGCCGCCATCGACGGGCAGGTTCAGGGCATGTATTTCGCCACCGCCGGGTTCGCAGAACAGGCCGCAATCAACGGCAACAAGGACGCCCGTACACAGGCCAACGTCACAGCGAAAAAGTGCTTCTATCTGGACTTGGACGCAGGCGAAAAGAAGTTCGCAAAACATGGCGCAGAGAAGGTCTACGAGACGCAGAAGGACGCCATCCGTGGCGCGGTGGAGTTCATCAAGACAACCGGTCTGGCTCCGACCTACCTGATCTCCAGCGGCGAAGGCCTGCACCTGTACTGGGCACTGGAAGAAGCCATCGAGCCGCACCTGTGGACCCCCATAGCACGTCGCCTGTCCAAGGTGTTCCGCCAGCACGGTCTGAAGGAAGACCCGGCGGTCACGTCCGATAGCGCCCGCATTCTTCGCCCGATTGGCACAGTGCACGAAAACGGAAGCGAAGTTAAGCCTCTCCTGAATCGCGGCAGGCTGTACGATTTTGACACGTTTTCCAGCTTGGTGACTAACCTGTTAGTTGATGAAGACGAAGATGTTTTCGATGCGCCGACAAAGAAGTACGACACGTCCATCAACAGCGACGTGGTCGTCGAAGGCCCACCCAAGTCACTCAAGAAGATCATCCCGCAGTGCGCCGCAATGAAGGAAGCTGCGCGGGTCAAGGGCAACGTGGAAGAGCCGTACTGGCGTGCCATGCTGGGCGTGGTCAAGTACACCGTCGAGGGTGACGAGTGGGCCCACTTTCTGAGCAGCGGCCACCCCGACTACAGCAAGCGCGACACGCAGTTCAAGCTGGACAACTGGAAGACCGGCCCAACCACATGCGCTGAGTTCGCCAAGCGTTGCAGCCACTGCGCCGGGTGCGAGCACAAAGGCAAGATCAAGTCGCCTATATCACTCGGGGTTATGAACAACCGCGAAGTTGAGGCACTTCCAGAAGAAAAGAAACCAGAGGCGGCCAAGCCCCCTGCCCCAACCGGCGCACCGTGGGACGAGTCCATACCTGCTGGCTTCTCTGTAAAGAGCAGCGGCGACACGCACACCCTGATCTACAACATGCCCGTGGAGTCCAAGGACGAAGACGGCGAGGCGATCACGATCTACGTCAAGGTGCCGTTCACACACGACATCTTCTGGTTCGGTAGCTGGTCGGACGCCGCCCACACTGACGACTCTGCGCAGGTGTTCCTGCACAAGTGGAACAAGCGGGAAGTGCAGACCTACACGCTGGATCAGACCCTACTGGCGAATCAGCAAAAGTTCCGCGAGTTTCTCGCTGGCAAGTCCATCCACACCACATCCCACAAACACGCCCCCAAGGCGCTTGAGGAGTACGCAAAAATGCAGATCGCATCCGTCAAGGCTCTGCGCGACATGCCCAAGATCAACCGCCGCTTCGGCATGTTCATCGACAGCAATGGGCGCATCAGCGCCGCGCACGGCGACAACGTCATCACCCATTCGGGTGAGATTCACAAGGCCATCCTCTCGCACGACCTGCGTGAGACCGCCAAGGCACTGGAGATCAACCTGCCGACCACGACCGAAGCGAAGTACGACGCGGACGTCTGGGACGCAGACCTGTACCCCAAGGCGCAGCGGTATGTGGAGTTCATGAAGAAGTATTACGGCGACGAGCGGCTGGTGAAGTTCCAGCTTGCCGCCATGCTTGGTCTGGCCTCGCCCCTGATGCCCTTCGTGACCGGTGAATACGTGAGCGGTGAGACCCTGCCCCCATGCGGCCTGTCGGTGTCCCTGTACTCGCAGGATTCCGGCAAGGGTAAGTCGCATGTGATGAAGGCTGTTGCGCTGGCGTACGGCAAGCCCTCCGCGCTGTCTGGTGACGGTAATGCAGACACGGCGACCAACGTGTATCGCTTGGTGAAGCTGGGCCAGATGGGCAACTATCCGGCGTTCTTCGACGAGATGGGCAGCACTCCTGCCAACGACATCGCTGCGCTGGTCAGCGCCATTGCCAACGGCCAGAGCCGTGGACGCGGCACCAAGGAAGGTGGCCTGCGTGAGGGTGTGCGCTTCGCGCTCGTGGCTCTCATGGCTACCAACAAGAGCGCCCGTGAACTGGTGACCGAGTCCTCCAACGTGAGCAACGCCATCCAGCTCCGCCTGTTCGAGCTGAACGTGGACGACATCCAAGAGTTCGACAACGACCTCAAGAAGCAATACTCCGCAGACTGGGCAGATGTGCAGTCTTGCGCTGGAGCCTTCGGTGCTGTCATCGAGCGCACCCTGTGCAAATACAGTGCAGCGGATGTGAATAAGCTGGTGACAACCTACGTCAACCGGGCAAGCGAGCTGACCGATGCCAAGCAGGCAGAGCGGTTCCAGTACCGTGGGCTTGGTGCGCTGCTGGCGCTCAACGCGATCCTCAAGTCGCTGAACCTTGTGATGTTCGATGTCAACGCGCTGATCGAGGCGTTCCGTCAGGCCAACGCACTGGGGCTGGCATACGTGGTGGAGAACACCATGCCGACCGAGGGCACCCACCTGCTGAGCATGGCGCTGCACGACCTGACGGCCAACACTGCGGTGACACTGAACGAGACACGCCGCTCACGCTATGTGACTGCATACGATGAGCCTCTGGTTCCGGTGCCGCACGTTGTGCATGCCCGCCATGTGGTGAGCCACCGGGTGACCTACGTTTCCAGCGACGCACTGCGCGACTGGTGCCAGAAGCACAAGGTATCGTTCAGCAAGATGATGCACGACGCACGCCACTCTGGCGTACTCAACCCGGTCTACCCCGGTCGCAAGGTGCCGTCTGCTTCGTTCAACCTGCTCAAGGGAATGCGCGGCAGCACTGAGGCGATGGTGACCTGCTACTGCGTCAACGTGCTCAAGCTGGCACAGGTGACCGGCGAGACGGTTGAATACGATGGCGTGCCCACTGACAACGTGGTGCACCTGAACCAGCCGGAGCCGCAGCAGCCCCCCGAGGGAGGCGATGCTGCCGTCAACCAGTAACACCTGCGGCCTTCTGCAACTTCTGTTCGCGCTTGGCTTGAGTCTGAGGATACTTGAGCAGCGTGGACAGGGGTTGTACCTTGAGGGCGTCGGTGCTGTCGTTGAACAGGTAGCGCAGTCGGTTCTTGCCTGACTGCAAGTCCATCCAATCCTGACGTAGCTGGGTCAGGCTGTCTTGGTCTTTGTCCTCAACTGCACGGGCGTAGTCACGCTGGATTTCCTTCGTGCGGTCTTGGTAGAACTGCCCGATCTCGTACTGCTGGCTGCGCAGCCAGTCCATGCGCTTCATCTCTGAACTCGGCATGCCGAGTGCGTCCAGCGCCAGAGCGAACCCGTTGACGTCTTCGGGCTTGAACATGAGGTCGCCGTTCTTGAGCGTGAAGCCTTCGTTGGCAATCCGAAACGCCTTCATGGCATCAGCCGCGCCCTTGGGCATGAACTTCTCAACGCCCTTGTAGTATTCGCCCCGCTGGAGCATTCCCACGCCGTCGGCGAACTTGCCACCCAGACCAGCGGCAGGCCCGGCCAGACTCATGCCAGTCTTTGCAAGACCCGATGCGCTTGAGAAGTCCCACTCGCCGTACGGCAGGATGCTGAAAATCTTGTCGTCGCCCAGCTTGGCCGACATGTCCAGACCGGCAGCAGAGAGCGGCCCGTGCAGCAGCATGTTTGCCATCGTCTCGTCGCCGATCAGCTCGCGCAAGCTGCGCTCCAAATCTGGCGGTTCCTCGTCACCACCCAGAGCGCCGAAGATCATGGACACGAGGTTCATGAGCGGCAGGCCCAGAGCGCCAGCGGCGATGCCGGTGTGCGCCATCTTGTATGCCAGCATGCGCCGACCGATGGCACGCTCCTTGGGGTCTGAACTGCGGAACGCTTGCTGGAACGCCTTGGCGTACAGAGCGGCCATCATGAACTGGTACTTCTTGTACTGTGTCACGATCTTGGGCAGCTTCTTGAGCAGGAGCGGGGAGCCCACGCGGGAGAAGTCACCCTGAGTGGATTGCAGCATGCGCAGTGCGTACTGCTGTGCTTGCTCCTCTGACCTGCCCTTGGCGATTGCCATGTTGTACGCAGCGGTTGCCGACGACACACGGTTCACGATTTCAACGCCCCGCGCCACTTGGTTGAGCTTGTGCAGCGCACTGCGAGCTAGCTTGGTGGACTTGTCGATGCCGCCGATGCCGGTGCGGGTAGCCTCGAAGTGCGACATGTCTTCGTTCATACCGACGTCCAGCACGCCCATGTCCATCGCCAGTTGCAGCGCCTTCTTCAGGCCGGGGCTCTGAATCTTGTTGATGTCGAACTTGTTGCCGATGCCAGCGCGGCCAACCATGCGGTAGCCGTCGATCAGGTGCCGCCATGCGCCGGAGTAGTCGCCGAAGTCTGCTGCCAGCTTGGGCAGCGACACCATGATGCCCTGCGTGAAGTTGGTAACGTGGTAGCCGACGCTGGTAGCGAGCTGCCATGCGCTGGTGCCAGCCATCAGCCGGTCTTGGATCGGCGTCTCTTTGTAGTGCAGCATGTCAGCGTAGTGCTCGGCTACGGTGTTCACTGCGTCCTGATGCTCACGCTCGCCCAACGAGTTGCGGGCTTGCCCCTGCATCTTCTGGAACGCTTCGCTGATCGTGGCTCCATGCTCCACGTTGGCAAGGAAGCTGCTCTCTGCACGGGAGTGCGCGAGGAACGAGCGCATCATGTCAGTGTCGTAACCGGCGCGGTTCAAGCGGCGCAGGCCTGACATCCGGGCGTTGTGCTCGTCTACATATTGCAGCATCATGTCGTTGATCATCTTGACAGCGGCGCTGCGCTCGGAGGACTCCATGTCAGGGTTGATCTTCATGGCTGCGAGGATGTCCTGCACCACCTTGTACGGCACGGGCTGGTCTTCCTTGATGCGGGCCGAGCCCTCGAAGTCGTCGGTGAAGTCGAACCGGCCACCGTTGGCCTTGTTGTTTGCCCACGCGAACTGCCGAGCCTGACCCTTGGTGTCGAACTTGGACATCACGTAGTGCGTCGGGTCGGCCTTGAGTTTCTCGACGAGCTTGTCGTCTTTCGCTTCTTCGGCGTCGCGCAGCTCCTTGGACTTGAGCACTGCGACGTAGTCACCGAAACGCTTGAGCGGGGCGTAGGGCCCGTCGATCTTGGCGTACCCCGAGAAAATCTTGTCGGCCCCCAACTTCTTGAGTAGGGCGTCGCGCACCTTGCGCATCTTCTCGCCGTGGGCAAACACCTCGCGGACCACTGCTTGCTCTTTGTCCGTCAGTTGGTCGTACATGCTCTTGAGCACCGGGTCCACCGTGACGTCTGTCTTGAACGTCGGCGTGTAGCCCCACTTCTGCTCGTACGTCGAGCGCGAGATGAAGTCGTTGATCTTCTGGGTTCCGCCGGGCAGCTTGTCTGCCATGTGGGCGATCTCCTCGGCTTCGCGCTCGTAGCGGGTGCGCTGCGCCACGACGTCCTGCACGGACTTGTACCACTCGCCGATGGCGGGCACGGTGTTCTTGTACCGGTCAACGATGTCGTGCAGGCCGAGCATGGACAGGCCCAGCTTCTTCACGAAATGCGAAGCACTCTCAGCTAGGATGGCCGAGCTTGCACCGCCGACACGCCGGGCGGCATCGCTCACAGGCGCAGAGATGGAGAACTGCATCGGGCGCATCGCGTCGATCTGAGCCTTGGATGCCGTGGGCATGGTCTCGGTGAGCGTAGCCCAGTTGCCCTTGCTGTCCTTCTTGAACGCTTCCAGAGCACGATCTGATAGAATGCCCTTGGACGTGGGGGTCTGCACGTTAGGGGCCCCGTCACCGGGGTTGATGGCAATTGACGCCGTACTCTGTAAATCGTGTAGCCGACCCATGTCCGCCTTACGCATGTAGAGCACTCGCCCATCGCGCAGCGCAGTCGCCACCACTTGAGCAGACTCTTCCCCGCCGAACAGAGTCTTGACCTCAGTGATCTTGAACTCCCCGGTCTTGCCCTTGGTCATCGCCATGAACAGCGGGTTCCCCGCCTTGTCCCGCGAGTCCAGAATCATCACGACGCTGTTGTTTGTCTGGATCACTGCGCGGGGTCGGGTGAGGAGGTCGCCCAGAGCACCGATGTCACTGACCGTGATCTCGGGGTGCTTGTTGAAGATGTGGCGCACGTTGCCGTAGTCCATCACCACCGGGCTGTAAAAACCCAGCATCCGCATCACGGGCGGGGTCACCTGCGCGATACCGGCCATCGCTGGCGCGTTGCGGTTTTCCTTGGCGAGCTTGGCCCACTGCGCCACGCTCTGGTTCTGCTTGGCCGGGACAGATGTTGGGGGCAGGCCCAGCTCTGAGAACTTGGGCACCGCGTCACGCGGGTTGCGCTCCTTGTCTCCAGCCGAGCGGTTGTCGATCATCGCCTGTGCGGCGCGACCGTAGGCCATGTTGACCAAGTCCTGTGCGGTGATCGTGTCGATGTCACCAACGAAGCGGGCGATGGCCTTCTTGGCAAAGTCCATGACCTTGGCGAACCAGTTGCCCAGCTTGGTGTTCTTCTTCATCTCCGCTTCCGGGTTCACCCCGGCGCGGACGGCTTCTTCAATAAAGTACGCAACCAGCTCGGACTGCTGCTGGCCCGGCGCAACGCTGGCGTTGCTGACCCGGCGCATGGCGGCTTGGGCGATCTTGTTTTCCTGCGTCCCGCTGGTCTCCTGCGCCCACTCCACGATCTTGAACGCCAGAGCCCGGTGCTCTTCGTCAGTCAGGTCGCCTTCAAGGCCGACGTGTGAGCCAACCTCGTGCATGAAGATGGCACGCTCTTCGCCGGGCTTGATGAAGTCCGAGAACAGGTAAGCCTTGCCGCCCCACACCAGACCCTGCGCGTTGCCCTTCTTGCCCTTGCGTTCGGCTTCGTACTGCTTGCGCACATCGGCAGGCAGCTCACTGGGGTTAGCCAGAACTTGCAGCAAGTCGGACTTGATCGGCAGGAACTTGAAGACGGCCTTCTTGACTGCCTCGACCGTGTTGCCGGAGGGGCCAGCGGATTCGCTGCGGGACTCTTGTCCTTGGGTTGTTTCGTAGAACGCTCCGATGGTGGCACCGGCAGCGACCTTCTTCTGGTCTTTGGGGGCGTACGCCAGCCAGCTTTTTCCAGTCGAGTCGAAACCTTGAGCGTCAAATTCACGGGCCACACCATCCCCTCCGACCACTTGCTGGGCCCCTTTTGCGGGGTCGAATGCGGTAGGAGCGGCGCTGGCTGTCTTGGCCTTCTCGACCATCGCCTTGTAGATGGCGTCGCGCAACTGCTTGGCCTCGGCGATCATGTCCTGCGCGGCAGCGGCGTAGTCCGCGTTGGGGTTCGTCGAGTTGTACTTTTCGGCCAGCAGCTCCAAGCGCTCAATGTCCTTGGGTTTGAGGTCAGCTTTGGCAAAGCATGGCGAGTTCGAGCGTTTAGCCATCGAGCAGCTCCGTATTTAGCAGGGCCATGATGAACTCCACGGCGTCCTGATCGTCTTGATGTAAGCGTGTTAGATTGTATTCGGCCTGCGCCCTGCGGTCACGGGCTTCTTGCTGGCGCTTGAGGTTCTCGGACAGGTAGTCCCGCTGCGGGTGTTTGCCAGCCCGGCCAGCGTCGAGCATCGCCTGATACGCCCCGGAGCGCAGCTCCTCCAGCAGACCTTGGACGGCAAGCTGGATCGGCGAGAGCGGGAACCCCGCGCCCTGTAACGCTATGCGGAGTGCATCAAGGCTCACGATGTCACCGTCGTTGTTGTACCGTCGCTGCTGATAGTCTGGTGCACCGAGCCTGCGTCGCGCGATGTGGCGGTCACCACCAGAGGCGAGGTCAGCCCGTGCACTGCGGCCAGTGCGTCGATCCATGTGTCCACGCTGCCAGACAGGATGTCGCTCGATACCGTCGTGACCGTTACCGGCCCGGTGCCAGAGATGGTCTGCACCACGTTACCCGCCGCACGCTGTGTCGCCGAGACAGTCAGGGGGTTACCCGGAACCAGCCCGTGCAGCAGCGCGATTTCGTAGATCAGGTTCGCCCGTGCTTGGCTGATAGTGATCGTGCCGCCAGTGCCCGACGCGGAGCCAGAGATTGCAGCCAGCGTGACGCCGGGTAGCGAGCCAGTCGCCAGAGCGGAGCCGGTGGCCGAGCCAGACGGAGGTGTGAGCGTGACGCCGGGGATTGATACCGTAACCGCACCGGAGCCAGACCCTGTACCAGACGGAGTGGTGAGTGTTACACCGGGGATGGAGCCGATGGCCGACGCGGTGCCCGAGGCTGCGCCTGACGGAGTGGTGAGCGTGACCCCGGCAATGGAGCCAGTGGCGAAGCCATCCGCGCCGCCAGAGGTCCCGCTGGCCGTACCAGTAACTGCCGTGAGGGTTACACCGGGGATGGTGACTGTACCGAGAGCCGTGCCCGTGGCCGAGCCCGATGGCGTGGTGAGCGTGACACCAGCGATGGTGCCTGTGCCCCGTGCAGTTCCAGATGCAGCGCCAGCAGGGGTGGTAAGCGTGACGCCGGGGATCGACCCGGTGCCCAGTGCCGTGCCAGACGCTGCACCGGATGGTGTGGTGAGAGTGACCCCAGCGATGGAGCCAGTCGCGTTGCCGTCAACCCCGCCAGATGTGCCCGTCGCAGAACCAGTGATCGCGGTGAGGGTTACGCCAGCGAGCGACCCGCCACCAAGCGCAGTGCCCGAGGCCGCGCCTGTGGGCGCGGCGAGGGTTACACCAGCAAGGGAGCCACTGGCGTTGCCGTCTACGCTGCCGCCTGCGTCAATCTGGAACGCATCTTCTTGCCACGCTCCTGATTGAAAGGCCGTGGTCATTCCTACCTCTTGGTGAGCGTGACCTGAATGTCAGTCACGGCGTTGTGGTAGTGCTTCACCGCAAACTGTTGGGCCTCTTGCGCGCGCGGAATCCAGTCGCCGTCCAGAGCGAAGCCGTAGCCGAAGTCGAAGTCGCACTTCATGTCGTACAGGCCGTGCGTGAGCTTGTTGTCGGTGCGCCACTTCTTGTTGAAGTACAGGAACGACTCCGCGCAGACCGGTGGCCATGCGTGGGTGAAATCCTGAATGGCGCGGTTGTGTCCAGCGTATGGCACCAGAATCGTGGCGGTCGCGCCCTTCTTCAGAATGCGGTGCAGTTCGTCCATGAACTTGGGGCGGTCGAGGCCGGGGATGTGCTCGAAGTAGTGCGAGCAGCGCACCTCGTCCACCGAGTTGTCCTTGAACGGCCAAGGGAACTTCTGCAAGTCCACCACCTTGTCCACGCTGGGTGTCTTCCACTTGTCCACGCCAATGAAGCCATCGGCTTTGTTGTCGCCGCAGGCCAGATCAAGTTTCACGGGTTTTGCTTTTGTTGCCATATCACCAAACCATGTCTGCGGGCCCAAACTTGCCCTCGTAATCGTAGTGGCCCACCTTCACCGAGCAGTCAATCGCTGCGCGGTAGCCGTGCTTGAATGCGTCGTTCCAAAAGAAAAGGTCCTGTGTCGCCACGCCTTCAGTGCTGCTGGCCGATGTCTTGAACCAAGGCTGGCGCAGCTTCTTGTCCTTGAACATCTCCATGCGCCACAGGTTGAAACCCATGCCTGTGCCGACGCACTCGACCAGCCCACCATTGGGATCAGGCGGCAGAGGCTTGAAGTTCATCGGCTCCTTGGGGTTGCCCCAGATTTGCGGCTGCCCGCCATAGCCCTTGGTGTAGTACAGGCCGCCGATGCAGGCGTACTCGGGGTGGGCTTCCATGCGCTCAAGCAGTCGCACATGGCCGTCAGGCGGAGGCATGTTGTCGTGCTCCATCGTCAGGATGTACTTGAACTTCGACAATTCCGGGTGCTCCAGAATCATCTTGATGGTGTTCGTGTACGCCTCTCCCACTTCCTGCCCCAGCGCCCACAGCGTCACGCGCTTCTGGTTGGGCGGAGAGAACAGGTTCATGAAGGACGCGGCCACCTTGGTGGGCATCATTCCAAGCGCCGGGATCACGACGATGGTGGACAGGTCTTTGTACGCAGCGGCCTGCTCCAGCCGCTTGACCGTCATGGCGATATCGCGGTTGTGGAACCCTGTGCCGTCGAATTGAACGAGTTGTGGCTGCATCAGTCTGTGTGGTTTGGCACTTCTGTCCAAGGTGTCCACATTCCCTTGAAGCATTGGCGGTACTGGAGGATCATCTTCACGCGCACGCGCCCACGGTGGGGCACTTCCACTTCGGTCAGCCTGAACTCAATCAGTCCGTCGCGGGTTTCCATTTAGCAGACCCACTCGATGTCGGAGGCAATCAGCACCAGTGGGATGCCCATAGCTGCGATCTGTGCGTTCACGGACGGCACAAGTTGCTCCTGCACCTGCTGGCGGGCAGAGGTTGCAAGGTTCTGGCTGATGGGCGGGCACACCACAGACATGGTGATATCTTGTCCAGACTCACTGTCGAGCAAATGCCCCAACACTTCAAATACGCCACCAGTGCCGCCGGCAATGCCCGTGATGAAATACCGTGCCATGTCTACTCCTTAAACTTCAAATTGGATGTACATGCGGTTCTGAGACACCGCGTTGGTCAAGCCGCTCATGGCGATGTTTGCAGGCAGGTTGCTCGACGTTGCCGAGTACACGCCCTGCGCGAAGTCGCCAACAAACGATGCGTTGCTCACCAGTGCAGTGGTGGCGTACAGCTTGCCGACTGACAAGTTGGTGTACTGCGAGAGTTCCTTCATCCCGATACGCAGCGGAGAAGTTCCGACCGTTGTGGCTGAACTCATGCGCATAGCAAGCGCGTACTCTCCGCCCATAGTCAAGGTGGATGTGAACGGGAAGTAGAAGTGCTTGAAGCCAGACAGCGCGGACATGACCGCCGTCCCGCCAGAAGTTGTCGTGAAACTCGCCGCACCTTGGCTGATGGTGTACCCCGCAGCGGTGTTGCTGTTGAAGCTCGCTTGCAGGTACAGGCGAGACGACGCCACCAATTCGTACCGCGTGTTGTTTGTCCCCGTGCCTCGGCTGTACAGCCCGTAGTCATAGGTGTGCGCCGCAACTTGCGAGTTGGTACTCGACACTGTTGATATTGACGCCCGGCGCTCAATGTTGTTGAAGCTGACGTTGCTCTGGCAGATGAACCGCTGCAAGTAGAGGGAGTTTTGGCCCATCGTGGAGAACGCCGTGTTCGCACCCAACGGGAACAACTCCGCCCCACCCACCGTTGCAGCGCCGCCACCGCCACCCGCAGCACCGCTGAAGATGAGCTTGCTATTCGCAGTATCCGCACTCAGGGTGACGTTGTTGCCACCCTCGAAGATAACATCAGCGCCGCTGATCTGCGAACTGCCGAGCGTGTTGCCCGACAGGTTGTAGACCATCTGGTGGTTGCTATTCCAATCGCTTGGGCGAACGACGGACGTTGCCGTCCCGTCCGCAACCGTCTGCGAGTAGAAGTGCTTGATGGACATCGTCTTATCGAGTGATGTACAGCGGTGTGCTGTAGGTGATCGAGAAGTTGCCAGCCGTGCAGGTGATCGTGCCTGCGAAGTCCACGAACGAGATCAGGTAGTCCGTGCTGGACGTACCGCTGTTCTTGTAGATGATCGCGCCCAGCGCCGAGAACGATGCTGTGGTCCACCCGTTGGTGATGTTGGTCAGCGTGATCGGCTGGCGGTTGTTTGTCGTGTCGATGGCGTCGAATGTGTACGCCTGCGCGATGCCGCCAGCGGTGTAGCCTGTGCCAGTAATCTCGTTGGTCACGTCAGCGCGGGAAACCCATGCGTCGATGTTCGCCTCCGACGGTACGCTGGACACCAGCAAAACCTTGAGTGTGTCGCTGCTGAAGTTGTGTCGTGCCTGCGCCAGATTGCGCGTGAGGTTGGTGAAGTTAACTGAAGCCATTGGTTACTCCTTAGTTGGCCTTGGCCCGGATTGATTTAATCGTTCCATCAGCGTTGCGCTCAAACGTGAACGTCCAGTCAAGGACACGCTGCTGGGGTTGAACTACTACCTGCGCTGGCGGAACATGGACCACCGGGGCGGACGGCTGCTGCACATGCAGCTTGCTCATCATCTCTGCCAGAGCGGCGGTCAGCTTTTCGTGCCCGGTGTCTTGGACAGGAGCTGGCGCCGGTTCGGGCGCGGCCACCGGCTTGGGAAGGCGGACTACACCGCTGCGGCCAGACGAGTTGAACACGCTGCCGTCGTCGCGCTTGACAGAAGCACCCAGCTCAAGGGCTAGGTCTTCGATACTGGAGACGCGCAGGGGTGTTGTGGCCATGATGCTTACAGGTAAGTTTATCAGGCCCTGCCCAAGCAGGCAATAAGATTGCGGAACCGCTCGATGGTGTCCTGCAGCTTATCAACTGCCTTCTGGGCGTCCTTGATCTCAAGCGTGCCGTTCGTGGTCTTGACGCTTACTGCGATTGGCCCGTCGGCGGCTTTGGATTTTTGGATGACCCGGCGGGGCTTGACAGTGACGACTGGTGTTCGGCTGCCAGCTTCTTCAGTTCGTCCGGCGCTGGCTTCCCCGTTATCCTCTCCATCAGCGTCGGAAAGTCCGCCATCAGGACCGCTCCCCGAGGCCCCTTCCTCAGACCCTCCATCGGATTTCCGGTCCACGGTGCCACCGTTTTCTGCTTTGTCCCAGCCACGTTGCCACTCCTTGCGTTTTTCAGGGTCACGCTGTACAGCGCGGATTGCGTCCATGATAGCGGAAAGCGCCGCCTTGTTCTCGGGGTTCGGGTTGTCGGCGTACCGTGTTGCTTCGTGAGCAACCGCTCCTAACTCAACTGGTTTCAGCCCGTCCAACCCCTTCTCACGAACGATCTTGTACCACGGCTGCGCAGTGATCAGCCCTTTACCGGCAGACTCCACTTTGCCCTGCGATTGGCCTACGTTGCCAACTACACCCATACCGGCTTGGTTGAACGTGAGGTCTTTGTCGTCGGCTTCGGTGCGGTCAACCGTTTCTTCAGCCAGACGCTTCACTGGTGCTTCGGAACCATCTCCGATGTCGCCTTCGGCGGACTCGTTGGCCATCGCGTCGGATGCTGTGAAGCGGTCGCGCGCAGCTTTGTCGATGCCAAGCGCGTTGGATGCGCGGCTGACCAGAGCGCCATTGTTCTCGCCCATACCGGCTTGCGCGGCAGCTGCCTTCGCGGACAGGGGTTTGTCCAGCTTGTTGCCGTCTTTGTCGATGCCGAGCGTCAGCCGAACGGCGTGGTGCAGGCGTGGGTCCAGCTGCTCAAGCGCCATCTTCAGCATAGAGAAGTCGATGGACCCGCCGATGACGGCGGTCTTGCCGGTCAGCTTGTTGACGACGGACGCACCAGCTTTCGTGCCCTTGGCACCGGCGGGCGGTGTGGGGGCTACTGCGGCAGGCGCGGCTGGAGTGCTAGATGCAGCTGCAGGTTGAACTGCCGGGGCTGGTTGTCCAGTAGCTGCAGATACACCAGTTGGCGCGGCGGCAGTTGCAGGTGCTTGGCCAGCAGGCGCTGCTGCTTGGTTAGACGGGGCGGCGGGGGCGGCACTCTGTTTCCCTTCAACGAGGGCGCGGGCTGCTTTGTACGCGTCCTGAACTTGCTTTGGCGACTTGGCGATGGCGATGCCGTTCACCGCGTCGGTGTGTTCCTGTGTGCTGATCTTGCGGTCGGCCATCGCCTTGTCGAGCATCTCTACAGTCTCGGCGGCTTTGTCGGTGGCGCGGCCCGTCAGGTCTTTGGCGCGGGTCTTGCTGGCTACCTTGCGCGCGGCGTCGGCCTTCGCCTGCTCCGCCAGAATGCGCTCCTGATCAAGGATACCGGCGCTTCGCTGCGTAGCCTCTAGGGCGGTGTCCATGACTTCGTTGCCGCTGTTGTCGCCGGTTCCGGTGCGCATGACACCTGTAGGCTCATTGGCGGCAGAAGTGAACTGCTTGACGTAATCACCCTGCGCTACGCGCGGACCGCCGATGCCGAGGTTCTGGTCAATGCGCTGCTGGAGCGGGGACATCTCGGTGACAAGCCCGCGCCGTGCGCCGGTTGTAGGAGCTGGATCGGCAAACAGACCGGCGTTCTCCCCCACTCCGGGTTCGAAGTCGATGGCGTTGCCGTACGCGTTGGCGCGGTTGGGGGCGCCTTCCCCGAGTTGGCCCGGAAGGTTTTCGGCCTTCAGCATGGCAAGCTCTGCTTCGGTCAGCGGTGCGTACGGGACCGGGTCACCGTAGTTCGGCGCGGCTGGCGCCGCCGGGGGTGCATTGGGCGCCAGCATGTCCACCACAGGTGAGGCCGCCGCCGGGGTCTGCTCGCCGGGCTTCTGGATGTAGCCTGCGCTGCGCCCCATACTGAAAGGCGCGGCCAACCCGCCGCCGAGCAGAGCGCCACCACCAAACGACTCAAGGTACCGGTCGTTGGCTTCCGGGTTGAACATCGTCTGGTCGGGGTTAACTGCGATGCGACCTGCTTGGTTAGCGAACTCCTGCAGCGTTTCGCCCGTACCTTCGGCCAACGAGTTGATACCGGTGTTGACGCCGCCGCGCGCGAGATACCCCTTGGGCCCCTTCATGTCGTCCAGATACCGGATGCCTGACTTCATCAGGCTGCCGCGCGCCAGCGCAGCGTCAAGGCCAAGCATGTCGGCGGCTGTGTACGGCACCGTCAGCGCCGCAGCGGACAACAGGTCTGTCGTACCGGCTTCCGAACGCTGGTTCTGCAGGATGTCGCCCATGTTGAACGGAGCGCCTGCGGCGGCGGCAAGCCCCAGACGGCCAAGGGTGCCAAACCCTGCCACCGACCCACCAACAACACCAGCTGCCAAGGACGTGGCCAGCTGCGGAGCAGAATCGATGGCGAGCCCGGCTACGCCCTTGGCGAAGTTACTTGGGCTGGAGAACGTGTCGCCGAAACTTGTAGGGGCGCCGGTGTCGCGGATAGAGGCTTGCCGGACGTAGTCCCCCTCGAACTGGTTACGACGACGGGCGTCGGCCCAGCTGTCGATCCCCATTGCCTCGCCGACGCCAAGAAGCCCGGCCTGCGCGGAGTCAACCGACGCGCCAAGGCGATCCCCCCAGCCGTACGCTCGTTGCTGACCTTGAGGGACTGGGGAACGCGCTGCCCCGCCGAACTGGGCTTCGTACTCGTCAAGGCTGATGGGCATGTTTAGTTCCCTACGTTTTGGCCGCGCTGCTGCGCAGAACGGCGGAGCCCCATAGCGTTGGCTCGGTACGGCGCCAGCGGATCAGGTTGCGCAGCAACGCGCGCGTCGCGCGGGTCCAGCACGCCACGCCCACGGGCTTCTGCCTCCTGCCCTTCCACTAGACGCGCGCCGGTGGCTGTAATAGCCTCGCGGACGGCGGCAACATCGGACGGGTTAGCCATATCGTAGGCGCCATCCAGACCGGGGACCTGCACATGCCTGCCGCCCGGCAGCCACCGTACCATCGACTCGGCTTGCGCCGGGAACCCGTTCTTGGTGTAGAACGACGACTGCTGGCTCGGCGGGACGCCGCCCTGCAGGAGGGGAACGCCCTCACGATACGTGTACACGTTGCCTCTGGCGTCCTTCACATTGACGCCGTCCTCCGGCAGTTTCTCGAACTCCGGCGATGGCTTGCTGCTCGCGCCCGTTATCTTGGCGAACAAGCCCTTCGCGTCGGTGCCGGGCGGGAGCGGTTTGATCTCCGTCTTACCCGTGGACTGGTCAAAGTACAGCAGCCCCTTGTTGTCGTCCGTGGCGCCGACGATGGACCACTTCTCGCGCTCTGCGCGGGCCTTGTCCAGCTTAACGCGTTGGCCCTCCAGCCCGAGGCGGGCTGCGTCGTTGGCGTCCAAGTGACCGTAGCGCGTAGCTTGGTTGTTCGTATCCAGCTGCTTATCCGTCAGCTCAACGTACTGCTTGAACAGTTCACGCACATTCTTCGTGCTGTTCTCCAAGCGGGCGCGGGCCAGATCGGGGTGGGTAGCCATCATTTGCTGCGCTGCGTAGATGTCCGCTACTTCGGCTTCGCCGAGCTGGAAACGCGGCTTGCCCTCGATCCACGTTGTGTACGTAGGTTTGCCGTTTTTGTCTTTGCCGGAGGAAGGGACCATGTTTAGCGGGAACCCGTGGTCCGCTGTGGCCTTCTCCATGATCGCAGCGCGAGCTTCCGGCTTCATATCGTTGAACGCCTTAATGTGCGTGCGGTAGCCTTCGTCGAACTCAAGGCCGACTCGTTCCTTGCCGAGGTCGCGCATCATGCCAGCGTCCCGCTTCGCGGCGGCAATCTTGCTCATAGCGGCGTTGCGCTCCAGCCCGGTAGCAGTACGGGTCGTGTATTGCGGCGCCGCGCCTTCGGCGGGCATCTGGTACTGGGGGGCGAGCCCCATGCCAGCGTTCTCTTCGTTGGCGATACGCATGGCCTCGGTCACCATGCCCTTGCCGCCAGAGCGGTTCAGCGCCGCCAGCCCTTGGTCGGAGATACCGGTATTGTTGTTTGCCACAACGCCGTTGGACTCCAAGCCAGCGTATCCCCGGAAGGCTGCGTCCACGCTATCGCGGTCGGACTTCTCTTGGTCCCAGCGCTCCGCGTCCCGCGCGGCGGCGGCTTTGCGCAACCCAAGTTCTTCGTCGGCGCGCTGGTTCGCTAGGTAGTCTTGGTACGCCTTGGCCCCCATCGGGAGGGCGGACACGAAACTGTTATTGAAGCTCATGGTTGGTTCCTACTTTTTAGGTGCGCCGAACATGGCAGAGGCGGCCATGCCGCCGAGCGGGCCGCCGAAGGCCGTGCCTGCTGCACCAGCCGCCATACCGAGCATGGCCCCGAACGGATCAGAGTCAGACTGCGCCAGCTTTGCGTTTCCTAGGCTGTACTGCGACTGCGCGTTGTACATGCCAGTTGCGTTAGAGCCCATAGACCCGCCCATCCCGCCTGCGGAGTTCCAGCCAGAGTTCATACCGGAGAGCCCGGTGTTTGCGTACCCAAGGCCAAGGCCGCCGAAGCCAGCGCCCGCGCCGGTGGCGCTCATTCCCATGTTGGGGTAACCGGCCAGCATGTTGCTCGCGCGGTCGCTCAGTTTCCAGCCCATCTCCTTGGCTGCCTGACGGGACATGTTGGTAGCGGCTGCGGACTGCATCGCGCCGCCCAAAGACAGATCGGCGTCCAGCGCCAGAGCCGCGCCGGAGTTCGCGCTGATGCCGCGCCCGGCCATAGCACGGGCACTCTGCCCACGGGCTTGCGCCATACCGGCGGATACGTCTTCGCCAGCTTTCTGGGCCAGCTGCTCTTGGTAGCCTTCAGCGTTGTAGTCCGCCGCGTCCTTAATGGCGCGGTCCTGCAGGCCGGTAAGCTGCCCACGGCGCTCCAGCGCGTATTCGCGGTCCGCCTGCGATTGGTCCCACGCGGTGCGGGAGGTGTCCAGACCGAACTGCATCTGCTGCTTCTGGATCGGGGCCATGTCGCGGGTGTTGGACATGATCTCTTTGATCGCGTCGTTCTGGACGCCCATCGAGTCGATCTGAGCTTGGACCAGACGCGGGTCTGGCGGAGGTGCGGAGCTGCCGCCCTTGCCACCGCCGGGGTACAGGCGAATGCCTGACTGGTAACCGCTGTGTTTGTTAGGGATTAACATACCTGCATTCCTCGCGTCGCATGACGTACAAAATCACATCGCCGCCGTCGGAGGCAGCCCCCTTGAGAGTGGCTTCCTGCTTGAAGCCCAAGTGCTCATCAAACTTGCGCGCGTCCATGTTCCACGCTTCCACAAACCCACTGACACGGCTGCACTTGAGCTGCAGAAACGGGTACAAGAAGCACGCCCGAAGGTACTCCTTGGTCATCCACCGTTTGCTTGGTTCCGCTGCTACGTGCATCCATACGTTGTGCCCGTTGTACCCTTCGTAGACCACTCCGGCGACCAGCTCACCATCGCGCTCCAGCCCTATCGCCTGCGACCCGGACACCATGTTGATGGGTGTCTTGGCGCGCACAAACTCGTGCACGCGCTCGAAGTCGTAGACAAGGACTGCTGCCATCAGGCAGCCGGTGCGTCCGGTGCAGCTTCGGGAGCAGGTTCAGCCGCCGGTTCTTCAACAACTGCTGCGCCCTTGCGCGGTTTCTTGGTCAGAGACTTCACCAGTTCTTCGCCAGCCGGGGTCAGCACGGCGCCGTCAGCGGTCAGGAAACCGTAGTTCGCGCCTTCACGGTCGATCTGACCCGCAACAACGTCGAAACCGAGGGCCAGAAGTTTGTCGATATCCATGAATAGCTCCTAGAAGATGATGTCGATATTATGCACTTACATGTAAGCACATGCCAGCTTATTGTGTGCCCTGCAGCCGGGCGATGATCTCGTTCACCTTGGAGATGATCTGGGCTGTCGTGGCGGTGGTGGCGAGCGGCTGGATTACCGGCTGTGCCTGCGCTGTGATGTAGCTGGTGACGTCCTGAAGCGCCCGCAGAAGCTGGGCGTCATTGTTCCCGTTGTACGGCGGGACGGTCTGGAACTTGCGCGAGGCCATCAGCTGCTCCGGAGTTCGGTGACAGAGTTCGCCATCTCAATGCCCATGACTTCGCGCTGCCCGACGATCATCAGCTCCCAGCCCAGAGACTTGAACCCGCTTGGCAGGGTGTACACCTTGTTCAGGTCCAGCTCCTTGTAGAACCGGAGGTCGGAGCCAGCGTACACATACAGCGTCACCGTGGACAGCACCGACGGGGTCAGGGCCTGCAGGGTGGAGTCGTTCAGGGCTATCTCGTTGAGCGCCCCGTGGTCGTTCAGGCCGGAGTACAGCGCCCCGGTAGCGAATGTGACGGCGTTGGCCGCAGTAATGGCTGCGTTAGATGCCGCGACGGCGGCGGCGTACTGGACGTCGGCGGTCGAATCCTCCCGGCCCAGAACCTGCACGTAGCCCATGTTCACCGGCTGCGGAGCGCGGAACACTTTGGACTTCCATGTGTAGGTCATCGGCACGGTGCCGGTCGGGTCCAGAGAGTACAGGGCGTTGTTGGTCGAGTCGATATACAGAAGCTGCCCGCTCAACGGCTCGATGGTTGCGGCAGACACGCCGATATTCACGGTCCGCATCCCGCTCTGCTCGCGCGGGGAGAACACGAACCCCAGCTTGTTGGAGCCGGTATCGTAGAACCCGTAGTACCGCCCTTCGAACACGGCCCCGGTCATGGAGTACGGGTAGTAGGAGTTGAACTCCTGCCGGGTCAGCACGGACTCGGTTATCAGGCTGTCGCCGCCAAGCCCGATGGACACAAGCCCGTTTGCACTGGCGTAGATAGCGCCTGTCTCGTCCCCGGCCATCGAACGCTTGGACACGCACGGCTCAAGACGCGGAATCTTCTGGAAGGTGAACGAGTCCGGGTAGACGCCGGAGCCGACGTACGGGTTGGTCTGGGTTGCCACGGCCAAGTTGTTGCCGAAAGCCCAGATCGCCACGATCTTCGACTCCAGCGCCTGCATGTACTTCACCGGCCACGCGTGGGGGTACCCCGGCTCGCAGAACCAGATTTCGTTCTCGCGGAACGCGGCCATCGTGCCCGACGGCAGGGAGACAATGCCCTTGAGGTCGTTCGCCGGTGGGAGCCACCCGGACGTGAGTAGCGCGTCGCCTGCGATGGCGGAGGCCCCCAAGTGGTCATCGTAAGTGGTGGTTCCCAGAGGGATGAGCGTGGCGCTCACCAGCTGCAGCGTGGTGCCAGAGGACCGATACAGGCGCTTGCCGATGTAGTTGTACCCGGTGGTCGTAACCGGGTCCGCGATACCGCTGATGCGAACGTCTTGGTTGGCGCCCGCTGTGGTCGTGATGGTGACGGAGGGGGACGGGGCTGACTCTTCAACCAGCGTGCTACCGAACTGCGTGACGTGGGTGTAGCAGTAAACCCAAGTCGTTGGGGCGGCAAGGTTGGTGCCAGCGATGGCTGCGGCTGTTGGGGCGGCGGTGGGGCGCGGGACGCCCATGTTGTACTCCGCCACGGGGAACGGGCCGATACCGGCGCCGGAGGCCATCGTCAGGTTCGTCTTCTTTGGGGCCGTGCCGTTGGTGTAGTAGATGCGGTACTCGGAGTCGGAGATCGGGCTGCGGGCCACGTCGGTGTCAACTGCCCATGACAGCATGTAAGAGCCGCCCGCCGGGCCCAGTGAGTAGATCGACGCCGCGCTTGGGGTGATGGTGGTGGACGCCTTGGACGGCGTGTTCAGCGCCCGCAGCGACCCGGAGGTCACACGCACGTTCGTGGCGACCTGCGACGCCTCATCAGGGATGAGGTTCGGGGCCAGCTTGGGGGCCATCCCCTTGAACGAGCCGATACTGATTTTCATTTTGCCGGTGCCGAGTTAGCCAGAAGATTCGTCTTCTCTTGGCTGTTGCGGGTGGTGCCGAACCAGAAGGCGATGCAAACACCCCACGCCGTGCCCAGCTGGCCCAACATCATCAGCATGACCTGACTGTCGGCCACCGAGAACATCTTGGTCATCATGCCGAACAGAGTCAGGAAGTAGCCGATGGTGATGCCGAACGTGAGCGTGGCCGGTACGTAGCTGCCGGTGGCCTTGAGTAGATCGCGGGCGCTGTTGCGGTCCGCCGCGTGCACTGCTTCCAGATCGATATCGTTCTTCTTCAAGAACTTCTGGAAGTCGATCTCTGCCAGCTTCACCTGTTCCAGTTGTTCAGGCGTGAGCCGCCCGCCCTGAATCGCGTCTGTGACTGCCGCGACTGTCTTTTCAGATAGGCCCAGTTTATCAGCGACAAAGGAAGCAGCAACGCCACCAAGAGGGCCACCGAAAGCAGTCCCAAGCAAAGGAGCAACAGTTCCGAGCAACTTTTTCCAATCATCCATTTAGACCTCCAAAAGATGACCCGTCGCGCGGGTCGTACTGCTCAACAAGCGTGTTCCATGTCACCCAGATGCCAACGCCAACTCCGCGCGCTTCAAGGTCCCGGCCTTCGTATGCGTACCGCTCTCGGATGTCCATCATTCGCCGGATAGCCAGTTCCATAAGCGGTGTGATACGTGGGTCGTTGAAGTCGATGTCGGCGAAGTTGACCAGTCGGCTCATAGCTTCATTGATGTGCTGACGATCACGATGAAGATCAGCAGGATCAGTAATCCGTTGAACAGGTTCATGCGTCCTTCACCTCAATCTTGACTTCTTCACCCGCGTCGATGGCATCCCGAATTTTGGTGAATACCCGGTAATAGGCAGCTCGTGATTCAGTAATGCTTTCTCCGTCTGCTCCGACATGTGTTCCGAGCAAAATGCACCCGTGGGTATCGGCGTCGGAATTTCCGGGGTGGATTCGGACTCCGGTGAAATTCGGGACTTCCAGAAGTAGCGGCATATCGCAACCAAAACGATTGCTGTGGGTAATGACAACCCGATATACACCGGCAGGGATAGCAGTCTCTCCATAAACCTTCTCTCCGTTCGGGCGGACGATGTCTTCCAGCGTGTAGCAATACTCCACGCTGTCTATGTACAGCTTGCCCAGAGTGCATGTGACGCCGCCGGGTACTCGTTGGACTTCGATGTGCATGGTGTCCTTGAATATGGTTAGGTTGCGGCTCACTGCTCTGCTTGCTTGTCTGTAGCCCTGCGCCCGGTGGTTGGCTCTGGCTTGATGAGTTCTTCAATCTCTTCGCGCAGCGGCGCCGGGATGCTGATGTCGTGCATCGCCAGCAAGTCAATCAGCTTGTGGACTGCCATCTCCAGCTTGGTGATCGTGCGCTGCTGCATGTGCACCTTGCGGTCCATCTTGTGGAACTCCGCGCGCAGCAGCTCCATCTCCAGCGACATGGCCTTGATGGACTGGCGGAAGGCTTCAAACTGCTCCGCTGTGGCAGCAGAACTCGTCTGCCCGGCCTTCTCCGCCCGAAAGAAGCTGATGGCTTTCATGCCAGCAACGGCGATCAGCCCAAGAGTGCTGGTGCCTACGGCAACTTTTTCAACGACGTCAAGCTGCTCGAAGCTCATTCCGCATCCGCCAATGTGTGGGCCCCGACCCATACTTCGCCAATACACATGGCCAGTACGGTGAGGTCTGCTGCGCCGAAGGGGCGTACCTGATTACCTGTGAAGCTGAAGAATGTGAAAAGCCAGAGCGACAGCCCGAACAGGATGAAAAGAAACAGAATTGGTTTCGGCACACCCTTGTGCAGGTGGAACGCAATTAGTAGCTTGGCTACGCCGTAGAAACCAAACACAGCGGCCCACGCCTCTTGGCTGGCAAACCGGATCATGGTGTCGTAGGCCCCGCCCTGTGTGTGGGCGGTGACAAACCCGACGCAAAGCAGCAACGCGACGATAGCCATCATGATCCGCACTGCGGTCACGTCGGCCAGAATGACGCTGGCTACCTTGCGCTCAATGGGCGACAGGATCATGGCTTCGGATACTTGGCCTTGACAGCCAAGCAGGCGTCTTTGTATGCCTGAATCTGGGCGGCATCGTCCTTCACCAGCCCGTCGATCAGGTCAACCAGCGGCGGGTATTCGGCGCGGCGCAGGTCTGCGTAGGTGGGCGCAGGCGGCACGGGCTTGAGTGCCTCAACTTCCTCGTCGGTGATCGGCACCGAGCCTTCCGGCAGGAGGTAGGAGAAGCGGCTGTCGTCCAGAAAATGGACGGTGTTGTCTGGGGCTTTGTAGTGCATGGTGGTTCCTTAACGAAGTTCCGCTGACCCACCGGACATAGTCCCAGACCAGATGTAGCTGGCCCCCGGAGGTACAACACCTGATGCGTGCCCCCGCCCGTTGGAGCCAGACCCCGCGCGCCCATACCCGCAGTCGGAAACAGTCACACCGCCCACGGTCAGGGACAGGGTTACAGCGGAGTCCACGTTGTTGCCAATGAGCCCCACAACATAGATGGGTCGCCCTGTGGTGTTGTAGTAGGTGGTACCGGCGCCACGGGAAGTTGCGTACCACGTCTGCCCATAGCCAAGGGACAGCATTGCGGCAGTTGCCTGACCGCCAGCGCCTTGAACCGCAGACGGGGCCGCCGCCCAAGTGCCAGCCGTGGTCTGCGTGGAGTCCACAAAACCAATGACTCGGTACGCCACATTGGAGCGGCCCGTGGTTGAGTACGCCACGTTGGGGGAGTCTGCGGCAGCGGATATGGCTGTCGTGCTGATCAGGCCAGTCTCGTCGAGTACGATGCCGCCGCTGGTGGTGCTGACAGAGTTGTACTGGTTGATGACAGCCAGTTCGATGGTCCCGGCGTTGTTTATCGCAAGGATGTACAGGCGGGATGCGACTGCGTTGGAGGTGCCCAGAGTTGCGCCGCTTGGGATAACCAGATCGGCAGGAGCGCCCTTGACGGTGGTGACAGCGCCGCTGTTGGCCGTGGTGCTGCGGAAGTCAAGCGTAAGCGCCGGGGCGGTAACCGTCATCGCATTGGCGGCAACGGTTGCGCCAAGCCCCTTGACTTCGGCGTACTGAGTCGTTGTGGTCCACACTGGTGGTAGATCAACGCCCTGCGACGCCAGCATCTGCCCGGCGGTGCCAAGGCCCAAGAAGCCTGTGGTTCCGACAGCGGACTGGTACGGAAGCGCCCCAATGGCCCCGGCAGCGAGGTTGGTCGCTGTGGTCGCAGCAGTTGCCGAAGACGCCGTTCCCGTCAGGTTTCCAGTCACGTTGCCGGTCACGTTACCCGTCACGTTACCGACGAAGGACGATGCTGTTACAGGGCCGGTGAAGGTTGGGCTGTCCAGCGGGGCCAGCTCGTTGATCACGGCGGCGGTCAGGTTAAGGGAAACGCGGGTGCCAGCGCCAGAGGCGGCGAACGCGCGAGCTGACGTGCCGTCTTGGGCCCGGACGATGGTGAACACGTCCACAGCGCGGGTGGTGACCTTGACCACTTCGGGGACATTACCGCTGTCGAGCAGGGTGACGTAGAAGTACCCGCTGGAGGGGAACTTGCTGCCCGTACCGGCAGCCACAGTCATGGACGTGGCCACGTTGGTGATATCTGCCGCCAAGGTCGTGACGGCGTTGTTTGTTAGCTGTGCGCGAGCCATTGGCTACTCCAAGGAAGTTGCGGTAGTGTACCGCGTTTACGTGTAAGCAACAATGATCAGATGTGCTTGCCGCGCCTGTCAAACGGGTCCAGAAAGTGCTTGGCGAACCAGACTGCTACCGTGTGCCGCCAGTCGCTGTAATGGTCCTTGTAGCGGGTTAGGCGCTCGGATACGGTCAGCTCGGCTGGCAGGTCAAGAAACAGCAGGGTCACCAGCACGTTTGCGGCGATGTCGATGACCAGCCCGATGATCAACACAGAGTAGGCGAACGGCTTGCAAACCCAAGTCAGCTTGTCATCTGCGTAGGCTCGGTCAAGGCTCATGACGGCAAGGAAGAACATCCACAGGACGCAGAGCAGGACGTAGTAGGCGGCGATGGTGTACAGAATTTCCATGGTTATTCCTTGGCTGTCAGTGGGTGGGAATACTCCATCGGATCGCCGCCCAGCGGGATCATGTCCGGGTCGAGCAGCTCCCCGGCTTGGTCGCGCAGGGCGTGGATGCAGTACGCCAGCGTGTCGTCCTCAAGTGCCACCAGCGTGTGCAGCTTTCTGGCGCGGATGTAGATCATCTGAGGGGCTTTGAAGACCTTCTCCACACCCTCCACTGCCACACGCAGCGAACCCTTCGCCAGCAGCGTCAGGTGGTCAAAGTGGTGGTCGTGTGGCTGCTCAACGTCACCGGCCCGGACAAAGTGCATCTGCCTTGTCCACAGGTTGGCAACGGTACCTAGCTGAATGACTGGATCGCTCACAGGGTCACCGCCGGGATCGCGTAGCCGAGGGCCGGAACAACCACCGAGTTCACCTCTTCAACCGTTGTGCATGCGTCAACCATCGACGCCAGAGTCTTCTCCTGTGTGAAGCAGGACTGGACGTGCTGGGCAACTGCGGCTGCAACGGCGCTCACCGCAGCCAGATCAAGTTGAACGAACAC